CTTCACGTCGTTGTCTATCTTTGCATGTACCGATTGCGGCGCGACTGGTGTACTCGGGTTTGATAGTGGGCGCGACTATAAAGAAGAATGTGGCCGATGTAATGGCGCGGGTATGGGCTGGTCATGGAATCATAAGGACGACCTATAGCCGCGTAGTCTCATAGCCGAATAGACTAGACCCTTCGATAAAAGAGAGGCCTTCTTTTGTCGGGGGGTTTGGTGCGTCTAGAGTTTGGTGTGTTGCGTGGTATGCGTGGTCCGTGGGGGGATATGCGCGGGGAAAGCTGGCGGGGGCAGCGGGGGCATCCCCGGCGGGGGCGTATGGTGTTGCTTCCGCACACCTCTGCTCAACACGATGTCAATTTTTTGCAACCTCAAGGCATAGTTCGATTTTCGAGCCACCTGCTACCAGACTCTCTATTTGGATACAGCAGCGGGTAGGGGCGCGTGCTCTATGCGAGGAGCCCTTCTGCTGATAGTCCAGTTCCAACCTCGTTTGTAACCAAAACACAATTATGGTTACATTTGGTTACACTTTTGGTTACACTCATTGTAGGGGTTAGCCCTAGCTTATGAAGCGTTTGTGTGTCTTTGTAACCATGTAACCATTTTTCCTTAATAGAGTACATAGTCTTTTTTAATAAAAACCCAGTTCTTATAAGCAATATAAAAACGCTATACACCTACTATAGGAGAAAAAACGGTTACACGGTTACATTTGCTTATAAGTAAGGTAGAAGCCTAGATAAAGTGTAACCAAGTTTGGTTACATTTGGTTACGTTTGGTTACACATTTTCTACATGTCGTCTCTTGTCGTCTTCTGTCATGTATGTTACCCGTTGACCGGAGGTGAGTATGAATGAAGTTGACAACCCGTTGTTCACAATACCAGAAGTAGCTAAGTTCCTAAACGTGAGTGAGCGAACAGTACAGCGATTAATTAAAAAAGGAGACCTTAGTGCAGCTAAGGTAGGTCGTCAGATGCGGATCTCACGTTATGCGTTAGATCAGTTACTGCGAGAGGGCAATACCGCTAGCCCTTCCACTGGTAAGCCTGACCACACTACACTGTTCTAGGAGTTAACGTGAAATACACAGCAGATGTTGCTGCCATCGAGGCGGCATTCCGGGCTATTGTTGAATCCGGGACAATAGTTGAACTCCGAGCCCTTTCTGTCCCGTGCGATGACGGAATCAAGCGCACATTCAGTGGATTCTTCAACGACATTGGACTTTTGTCCCAAGCCGCCGCTTCATTATCGGACCAAGGGGCGAAGGGAGTCTACTTCACCCCTAACCCTATAAAGGAAAGCCGTAAGACCCAGAACCTGAACACTCTCACTGTGGGATCACGGGGCAAATCCGCCAAAGATTCCGACATCGAGGAGATTCGGTGGCTACTCATCGACATCGACCCCACCCGAAAGGCCGGATTGTCCGCAACCGTCGAGGAGAAGAACGATGGTAAGCTAGTTTGCCAGCAGGTTCTACGTTATCTCACCAACGAAGGGTTCCCGTCCCCACTACTGGGCGATTCCGGCAACGGATACCACCTCCTTTACCGCGTTTCGGGGGTTACTTCCGAAGTAATTAGTGATTTTTTGGTACACCTCGGGCAAATGTTCGATACTGACGGAGCGACAGTAGACCGCACGGTATTTAACCCCAGTAGAATCTGGAAGGTGTACGGAACGTGGCCTCGTAAAGGTGACAATGACGCAGCAAGGCCATGGCGCGAAGCTAAGCTGTTGAATCCGGCAGAAGTTCTGGCCCCAGTTTCAACGCAGCAGCTAACGGGCATCCTCGGAGAGGCTTCTACTAAAGACAACAGCAATCCGATCTTCGACTCCTTAGTCTCAGATTCGTTCGACCGACTTGACACTTGGATTGCTAAGCACTTCCCGCAACTTGGTGATCCCGTCCAATGGAAAGGAAAGGGGAGACGATGGGTCTTTGATGTTTGTCCTTGGGACGCAAGTCACACAGATAGGAGTGCGTACATCGTCCAGTTCAATGACGGGGGTATTGCAGCCGGATGCCTTCATGAGAACTGCAAAGGTGCAGAGAAGAACGACGCTGGTAAGCATCTCGGTTGGAAGAACCTGCAAGAGCTTGCTGGCGAACCCTTCGACTCCGGTATTGTTACGCTGGCTGCGTCTACGATGGACTCTCCGAATCTCACTGATCTCGGAAATGCAAAGCGGTTGGTACGTTGGCATCAGAATGAACTCCTTTACTGCCCTACTCACGGGGCATGGTATGTATACCGGGACTCTCATTGGAAGAAAGATACGGATGGCGAGATAGACCGGCGAGCGAAAGCAGTGGTTTCTACTATATTTGATGAGGTTGCTGCTGCTACAGGTAAAGCTCTCAAGAAAGCCATTCGGCGTCACGCCCTCTCTAGTGAGAGCGCAAGAGCGATTAACTCTATGATTAGGCTAGCGTCAACCGAAAAAGAGGTAGCAATTGAGTCACATCGCTTGGACGCTGACCCTTGGCTTTTTAATGTTGCCAACGGGACTCTCGACCTTCGGACAGGTAAGCTACAGGACCATGACCGGACAGACTACATTACGAAAAAGAGCCCTGTAAAGTACGATCCCAATGCCACATGTCCTTTATGGGAAGAGTTCTTACTTTATGCCATGGAAGAGGATCAAGATGTGGTGGACTTTATTCACAGGTTCTTTGGTTACTGCCTTACAGGCATGGTTACCGAGCAGGTACTACTATTTCTTGAGGGTACCGGCAGTAATGGTAAGACAACTGCCCTACTCATGATGATGCACATCTTGGGTGAGTACGCTATCCAAGGTGCTCCGGGCCTGCTTCTAGCCAAGACCGGAGAGTCCCACCCTACAGAGGTGGCCGATCTAGAGGGCGCACGCTTCGTAGCTAACTCCGAAGTAGAGAAGGGCAAGCCGTTCGCTGAGGCGCTCATCAAGCAGTTGACGGGTAGTGACCCCGTGAGGGCGCGTAGGATGCGTCAGGACTTCTATCAGTTCATGCCTACGCACAAACTTTGTATTGCAGCAAACCACCGTCCGATCATCAAGGGCAACGACGAAGGCATCTGGCGACGTGTGCTCCGTATCCCTTGGAACCGACAGATTCCTGCACATAAGAAAGACCCCTTCTTCTTGGACAAGCTGAAAGAAGAGGCTCCGGGCATTCTAGCCAAGATGGTTGAAGGCTGCATGGCGTGGCAACAAAACGGACTCGACGCACCAGAGAAGGTGACCCTCGCTACAGGTGCATACCGCGAAGAGATGGACGTGCTCGCAGACTTTATGGCTGAGATGTGTCTTCTGGGTGAGGCACAGTACGTTGGCATGAAAGATCTCTATCTTGTCTATGCTCAGTGGTGTGACGAGTTACGTCAACGCCCACAGAACTACCGGCTGTTCAACCGTCAGCTAAAAGAACGTGGCTACCAGTCAAAGCCAAAGCGGGTAAAAGGCGCGGTTGTCAAGTCATGGCTAGGCATCGGGCTTTCAAAAGACAGTGCCCCCAATACCTTTATGCACTTAAAGGTCGTTGACGATGGAGCTTAAACAATACAGGTTCCTTTCCAGCGACTATGCCAAGAGCCCGCACGTTATGGCACTTCACCTGTTCTATACGGAAAAGTATCCAGCGTGCAAGAGTTGGCCCAAGATGGTTTCTGGTATCACAAGGGTACGGGGGAAAACATTTACTTGGACTACCCCACAAGACGATAGGCCCACAAAAAGTATTCTTGACTGGATTAAGAATACTCCCGTGGTCAAAGACTGGGTAGTCTCACCTCGGTGCCTTGTATCTCCTTCAGATTGGCCCACCGCGATATACCCATCGTTTAGGCATCACTTGATTCCATCACCGTATGAGATCACCAACGTAGACTTGTGCTCTCGCTACCGTGGGCCACCACAGTATCTGAAGAACCTGTACGTCGTTCTCCTCTACGGGATGGGCTTTACAGTTGAAGAGATCGCCGAGGGGATGAAGACAACGGAGGCCGAGGTTCTAAGACGGATGGCCGATGGTATCACAGGGCTGACAGAGATGCCACAGTACCTACTGTGGGCATCAGGGACCAACTTTAATAAAGCGGTCTATCCTGTAAACATTATGCGACTGCCTCTCCAGAATCGTGCTGCTATCGTAACTACACTAAAACGAAACCCGTTTCGTCTTAATAATACACAAGCAAAACTTCTTCTAACCAACCCGTCGTATGTTTCCTACTTGATTTATTCATCACCAAAGCGTATGAGATTAACAAAGGACTGTCGTCTTTACAGAACTGGAGAACGCTAATGGCTCGTAGAAATCGTGGTTCGCAGCCCCGCCCAAGTAGAGCAGCCCCCTCACCGGGAGCTGATTATTCTTCATGGCTCATGCTGGTCCCGAAGGATAAGCGTAAGGAGATAGCCGAGTTTATTAAGGCTCACCCTATCAAGGAATACGATGATCTGGTTAGCTTTGGGTGTACCATCATGGCCGCTCTTATGGAAGGTCGTATCACTCCTATCGTGGCTCAAGAGCTTAGGGCATGGCATGAGCTTAACTTTACGATCCTTGCGACTAAGAACTCTGTAGAGGGGAGACCTCAAGATGCCTACACAGATATTGTAACTGCGTTAGTACAAGTTAAACGTGAAACGAAGAAACTCCGTGGTGATTACTTCAACGCGGAGGAGGTTGTTGCAGATCAAGAACCCGTAGTTATCGAGGCAAAGAGTGGCTGAGAAGAAGAGCAAGGTCAATGAAGCAGGCAACTACACTAAGCCTGCCCTACGCAGACGCCTATTCGCTGCAATCAAAGCAGGTAACAAAGGCGGCGCGTCAGGACAATGGTCGGCTCGCAAGGCCCAAATGCTAGCCAAGCGGTACAAGGAGAAGGGCGGGGGGTATACAAACTAATGGCAAAGAAGGCTCCCCAAAAATCCCTAGATAAATGGACCAAGCAGAAGTGGCGAACCAAATCAGGTAAGCCTAGTACGCAGGGTCCAGACGCTACAGGGGAAGCCTACCTCCCTGCATCTGCTTATAAGAATATGAAAGATCGTACTTACCGTGCAGCAACAGCAGCGAAACGTAAAGCTACCCGTGAAGGTAAGCAGCACGCACGGCACGGGCTCCACAAGGGTAAGAAAAGGTAGTCATGGCAACTCTCCAATCAAAGACTCGCAAAGCCGCACGCAACGCTCTCAAGCCTCGTAAGGGAAAGAGGTTTGTTAAGAAAACTGCGTCAGGTAAGAAAGTGTCTTACGGTCAGGCAGGGAAAGCTAAAGACGGCGGTGACCGCATCCGTCCCGGTACCTCTAAAGGTGATTCCTACTGCGCTCGCTCCGCAGGTATTAAGAAGCGCCTCTCCCCCGAGAAGCGCAATGACCCTAACTCGCCCAACAACCTTTCGCGTAAGAAGTGGAAGTGTCGTGGCTCAAAGAGTATGAAATAATGGCAGATAGAATTCCAGATTATGACGATCCCGGTCCTTCCGAAGTATTGATTCCTACTCTTACGGAGGATGGTGTACGTCAGGTATACGCATCCGACTTAGAGAATTGGTTGGCTAAGAATCAAAATGAGCGACCTCCCGGATCTGGACCCGGTGGTCAGTGGACCGTCAAAGATGAAGCTGCGGCTATGGAGAACTACAGAGACGGCATGGAGTTTGATGGTCGTCCTCCTTACGACGTGCTGGCAGATCGCCTCCTCGATCAAGGCTACGATCTTGCAACAGAAAGACAATCCGATGCCCCGCAAACCGTGCAACAACAACTTAGGAACTTGCGTACTTCTGCGGCACGGACTGCTATGGAAAGTTCGCGACCACAGCCAGAAGCAGAAACTGCTTCTAGTGATAGTCCACCACAGGGCTACATCGTACATCCTGATGGGTTCACCGAATACTTTGAAGATCCGGCAGTCACTGCTCAAGCCGAACGTGACACTGCCGAGTCTATGCGCCAGTACAAGATGGAGCAGGAGAAGAAGCAACGTGATTCACAGGTTGCTAAGGACTTTGCAGATGCAACTGTCGAGGCAGACCAAAAGCAAGCAGACCTTAACAGGCGTACTCAAACTATGAACGCAACGATTAACTCTATCCTTAATGCCGATCAGATAGAAGCAGATCAAACAGAGCGTCGTCGTGAAGCGAACCTGCGTCAGTTACAACAAGAAGGCCCCTCACCTATATCGCCTTTTGGTCCTTTACCTCGATTAATGTATAAGGCGTATGCTAAGCCCAGTGAGGCTGCGAAAGATGTTGCGGGTATTGGAAAGAATGTTGTCGGTAACTTTAGTCCGTTAGATCCCGTAGACGACGCGGCTGGTATGGCAGATGCTCTCTACCGTCAAGATCCCCTAGATGTTGCCGCTGCTGGCGTTGACTACATCCCAGCAGCAGGCAAGGTGGGCGGACCCGTAGCACAATACTACGCAGATGAGATTAAAGATTACTATGGGAATAAACCCGGTGTTGTTGCAGATTACTACAAAGAAGACAAGGATGAAGAGGGTACTCGCCTAGCCTCTATGGGTGGCCAAGGCGTGTCACCAACCGCGGGCTGAGATGGATTTACCTCTTGAAAACGAAGCTCTAGATGCACTCCGTGATCCTGCGATTAGTCTGCGGGCCTATGCCAAGATTATCGATCAAAAGACGGGTGACGAGAAACCCTACGATCCCTTTGCGATTACGAATCGTCTTCAAGAGACTGTAGTCTCGTACTACTCCGAACCACCAAAAACTGAATTTGGACAGACCAAGTGGCTGACTGTTCTTGGTTATCGACAGGGCGGGAAGAGCTTAACCGCTGAACTGTGTGGGTATGTCCGTTCTGCGTATACACCCGGACATGACCATGTTTGTATTGCTGATAACCGAGATCGGGCAGAATACCTCCACCGTCGTATCCACTTAACGCATAGCAAGTGGCCAGAACCTGTACGGGCACGGACGGTACCGAACCGCGAGGTAAGGCAGTTGACTTTTCAGCACGGCGGGAAGATGCGCGTGCTGTCTGGAGAATCTGGTGCAGTAGGTATTGGTCAATCACCGGATAGTTTCCATGGTTCCGAGCTTCCTTATTGGCGGAATGCGGGGCACCAGTTCTCGATGATCTATCCATCGATGATTAACCGTGACCATTCGCTAGTCCTTCTGGAATCTACCCCGGCACCCATTATTGAGCCATCTACAGAATGGTGGAGAGACCACTGTCGAGACGCAAAACTAGGGCTTGGACGTTGGGTCTACGGATTTTTCCCTTTTTGGGATGGCAAACTGAATGCACGGGAGTGGCCTAAAAATGCTAAGCTTCAGATGGAGGAGATCCGCCTACTAGAGAAGTATGGTCACTTAGGTCTCAAGAAGGAGAACCTAGCGTTCCGTCGTCTAATGATTGAGACGGACGCTGAGATTCGTCGTAATCCAGACCTATTTAGGGTTTACTATCCCTTTGACGACATTAGTTGTTGGATTGCATCCATTGGGTCTGTGTTCCACTCTACACTACTTAAGAAGCACCAAGAGTCTAAGCTAACTCCGTGGGTCGCACCTTACATGGAGTACGAACAGCCGGAGCCCGGAGCCGTTTATGTAATGGGTGTTGACCCAGCAGGTTATGCTGCACGAGATCACGCATCGTTTCAGGTGCTGAAGGTGTACGATGGAGAATGGACCCAAGTTGCCACCTTCGGAGCCACAACTGACCCAGTTACTTTCGCAAAGAAGATCTACGACATTGGCCGCAAGTACAACAATGCACTGGTGGTCGTGGAGAGTAACGGTGTTGGTGTTGCTACTTTGGCTCTACTTGAAGATGCTGGTTATCCAAACCTCTACTACGACAAACCCTACAAGCCCGGTGTTGCCGCCACAACAAAGTCAATCTCCATGATGTTGTCGTATCTACAAGATGCGTTGAAGGATGAACTTATCCTGCATGATGAAGATACGGTAGACCAACTAGGTTCCTATCGTGAGGATAAACGGGTAGAGCGGTCGATAACTTCAGAGATGTTGCATTCTGGTAAACCCGGTAAGCGAAGGGAACGACACCACTGGGATAAAATATCTGCATTGCAACTTGCTTGCTTGGGCGCTAGGAATGCACCAAGACGTTATAAGAAGTCATCAACGCCCGAAGGTTTGGAAAACATCTTACTGTTTAGGGACATGACTTATGAGCAAGTTCAGTCCCATTGGAAAAAAACAGCTAAACAGGATAACAAACGTAAGTGGCGCAGAAGCCGGTATAGGAGAAGGAAATGAGTGCTCAAAAAACTCCCGCTCTTATCAGGGCTCGCAAGCGACTAAACGAAGTTAAGAAACGGAACAAGGCTCAAGATAAGTTTGGTTCCGATACTATGGAAACTTTTGAACGTCCTGATACTTACATTGGTAAGAAGGTCGAGGAGACACAATAATGGCAGTAACTACGCAGGGCGACACAAACCAACAGGTTGATCGAGACGCAGAAGAGGCGCGTAAAAGAGCAAATGCACAACTTGTTGCCGAATCAACCAGTATGGGCACCAAGCAAGAAGGCGAGATTGCAGGCCCAGACGGTCCTGTTACTCCCGTTGCTGCTCCAGTGGCCCCACCGGCTCCTGCTACACCTGCACCTCCTGAAGTAGATAGTGTCCTCGAAGCCGGTTCCGCAGACCCAGATGTGTTTGAAAAAGTTTTTGAGGCCGACCAAGTAAATCGTGCGGCCCAGTTCGCTGGTCCTGTTGAGCGGATGACACTTCGACAACTTCGTCAGCAGCGCCGACGTATGCGTCCAGAGTTTCGACAGACTGCGCGTGATGTCACTGGAGAAACTGAACAAGACCTCAAGGATGCCGCTGAGGGTATGGGCATCATTAAAGAAGAGATGGGAGAGAGGCAGGAGCTTAAGAAACAAGCACGACGAACTGCCCGAGGTAGGAATACTTCTGACTTCTTCCGTCGTCAGGCAGAGCGAGCAGCTAGAGCAGCTACCGAAGAAGCGGCAGCTAAGAAGGCCGAAGCTAAAGCTAAAGCCGCACAAGAGGAAGCTGACGCAGAGGCAGAAGCTAGAAAGGAGAAGGTGGCTAAAAAGTCTAGAACTCTTGCTCCACCAGTAGAAGTCGATTCTGATGAAAGTTCTGACCCCCGTGCTAGAACTACAGACGAGTTTGGCATGGCTGCGGATTCGGAGACAGGTAGCCGCGTAGGTGTCGAAGTAGATGAGTTTGGTATGCCCATCGATTCAGAGTCCGAGGCAGAGGTCAGTCGTAACTATGCAGAAGACATCGCTCAGTCACTTGCGGAATCCGACAGGGTTGTAGACAAAGAGTTACCACCTCAATCAGATTTAGAGGCTCGCGATGCGTCTCCCGACGCTGAGGCCGAGTACCACAAAGATCAATTCTATCGTGACGTGGCAGCGATAGAGAATCCAGTAGAGATAGCTGTCCCCGAGATAATGCTCGACAAGAGTGCTCCTGAAAACCAAGCGAACCCAGCAGGGGGTAAGAAGGTCGCGAGCGATCTACAGTCCTTACTATACACCACGCATTCAAGCAAAGGGCTTGGCACACAGTCGCCTCGTAGGGAAGAAGCTTTCTACGCTCTCCGGGATAAGCTAGCAACGCTTGTCCCCGATGGAGTTGAGGGTAACCCCGAGGACATTGCAGGACTAGCAGTTGCTCGCATTCGTATGCCCGAGTTCACATCAGGTCAAGTGGACATCAACACGCTTGTTGGTCAAGCCATTAATGAAGCAATTGAAGAACATGGTCAGATGCTCGCCTCAAGCCCGACACGGCTAGTCTTCAGATCCGATCCTTTCCAGTCTGATCCTGCCGACTACAAGTTCCATCAAGCTCGTCTCAATAGGTTTGAGACCCAGATAGGTAAGCGGGTAGCTGGCACACACAGGGTCGAACCATACCGTCCATCAAGAGATTAGGGAGTAATCTATGCCGCTTTCAGGCAAACAAATACAAGGCATCGTCCGTACCCATAAAACTAAATCTCGCAACGAGAGGCAGGACTGGGACCGATGGCGTTCTTGGTATGTGTCAGAGTATTGGGGTCAATCGTCAGATCAACCATCTGGCTCGACCCCTATTGGTGGTGACCTATCTGAAGGCATAAGCTTCGAGACTAACTACCCCTATGCGTACATTGACACAATGATTGCCAACATCTGCCCTCAGAATCCTAAGATTACTGTAATGGCACGGCAAGATAAGTTGAAAGGTGCTGCTCAGTTTCGTGAGGCGCTTATCGACGACGTGTTCCGCCGGAACAAGCTACACACACTTTTGTGGAAGACCTCGACGAATGTCGCCCTTTGCGGTCGGGGCTTCCTTAAAGTGGTGTGGAACTTCCGTAGGAATAGTGCAGAGATCTTTACTGTTGACCCACGACAAATCTTTTTTGATATGTCCGCTGCTCGTTGGGAAGACATCCGGTATTTGATTGAGGTTACCGTTCTAACTGAAGCCGAGTTTAAGAGTCGAGCGAAACAGAAGGATGGGAACAAGTCTGCGTACAACAATAAGGTTGCAGATAAAGCTAAGTTTCTAGGCTACCCAACGTGGTTAAAAGACAAGACTAGGAATCATACCCACATCAACGAGGCGTCTACTGACGTGTATAAGTGGGTAACTGTATACGAGGTGTATGACTTTGAAGGTGAAGGTAAGTATTACCACTTCTTGGACGACGTTGAGGAACCCTTGTTTGAGGGTGAGCTTCCTTATCGTTATACACGCAATCCCTTTATTCATCTGACGTTCAATGAGAATATGACAGACCTTGGCGGTTTGTCAGACGTAAAGCTTATCCAATCTCTACAAGAGCGACTGAACGAGATTGATACCCTAGAGCTTTGGCACGCCCATACTTCTACCCCAGTTATGCTAGTCAATACGGCACTTGCAGATAACCCTGAGGACATACTGACCGCACTTCAGGAAGCAAACCAACCGGGCTCGATGGTGGCTGTACAGGGCAAGGCGAATGCCCCACTAGGAGACATCATTGGACAAACACCTATACCGGGAATCACGCCCGCGTTTGCGGACATGCGTAATCGAAGCAATCAAGCAATCGAATTTATATTGGGCATTCCACAATACAGTCGTGGCGTTGTTGGTGTGGCCGATGTTGCGACGGAGGTCGCGCTCGCGGACACGGCAACTCGTACCCGAAACGGAAGAAGAATAAAGCAGATTGAAGATATGATTCGCGCAGCGGCTCAGCGCATCGTAGGGCTCTACGAAGAGTATCTGCCTGTAGATACTAAACTGCCTATTCGCCTGACTGACAGTCAAGATGTCCTTGAAGTAACTCGCGAAACTTTGAATATGCGAGATGAGCGTGATCCGGGTCAACAGCCTCTTGACTATGATTACGTCGCAATCCCATACTCACCTACCGAGAATCACCGTCTTGTCCAACTCCAAAAGATTCAGCAGTACATGCCTCTGTTGTTGGAGTCACCAGCGGTAGACAAGAATAAGTTGATTGTTAAACTACTCGACTTGTTACAGTTGTCCGATGTATTAGCCCCAGCGCAGCCTGCGACCCCTCCTGCGGTACCACCCGGTATGCCGGGTATGCCTCCTGCGGGACCGCCAATGGCTGGAGCTGATACAATGGCTGGAGGCGCTCTGCCTCCCGGAATTGAACCCCCACCAGTCCCGACACCTATGGGTGGTCCGGGCAATCCAATGATGTAGGAGATTATTATGGCTAGAAGTTTGATGCCTGATGTTCAGGCTGTTGCTCGCAATGCGCTTAGCAAAGTCACCGGAGGTTACGCCTCTGAGGATGAAAAGGAAGACAAGGCGAAGGGGCGAGCAGTCGCTAAACAGAAGACTGGTCCTAAGTCCGCCCGCACAAAGGGGCAGGAATCACGAACCGCCCGTCGCAGCGCCGAGGCTAAGGATAAGAAGCTAGAGCAGAGCCGAAAGAAGCCACCATCGGAGAAAACACACTCCAATGTAGCTGTAGCGAAAGTAGGCAAATCGGGCACAGCGGACGCGCACAAGCTGGGACACGGCACTGCCCCTACACATAAGAAGATGACGCACGGAACAACACCCGCCAAGTCCGCTTCTCCCGGCAAAGGCGGCGGCAAAGGCGGCAAGGGCTAATGCGCCTGCCTGTCAAGAAAATCCTTGATATTGTAGGCTCTGTCCTTCGTCTTGTGGTCCCCTTGGTCCGCAAGAAGAAGGGCAAGTCTAAGGAGAAGTTATGATGTGCTTACCGGAACCAAAAGTTGTAGCTACAACTATCATTATTAAGAAAATGAAGAACCCTAAGAAGCATATTGCTAATCCTAATAAGAAGGGTGAAACTCAGTTAAATAAAAAAGGCTGTGCCTTAAAAATGGAGCCACGATGAATCCCTACGTTATGGCAGGCAAAATGGTGCTTGGTAAGTTACAAGAAAAAAAAGAAGAAAAGAAAGAATCTTCGGGTAAACCCACCGACACACAAGAGCCTTATAAAGCTTTAGCAACACCCGTAAATATTGGGGTCACCAAGAAGAAAGGGGGTTACTGATGCCCGGAATGCCTAGTAAACTAAAGGCGGCTCAGGAAGCTATGCTAAAGAAGCACTCAAAGCATCATAGCGAAGAGCACATGCAAATGATGCGGAACATGATGGCTAAGGGTAAAACTTTTGATCAGGCACACAACGCGGCAAAGAAAGAAGTTGGTGACTAATGCCTTTTTACGATTTTAAGTGCCCCGAGGGCTGTGGATATTTCAATGACATCTTTGTTCCATTATCTGAGCATGGAAAGACTTGCTGCACTGACTGTGGTGCAGTCCTTTCTACTGTTATTAGTGAAGTTGCTCTTATTGGCCCCATGCCTTCTAAGCCTTTGGTGGTGAAGCAGATTGGTAAGTCTTTTGAGTCTGAACGTGAGTGGAAAAAGTACCAGAGGGACAATCCCGATTCGGCTATTGTTTCGGCTGACTCACAACAATGGCGTAAACACCGTGACGCTGTACGGGAGAAAGCCGACGCCCGTTCTCGCAAAATGGGCTACCGTGACTTTGAAGACCGTAAAGTTAAACGTAAAAAAGAAAAAGCTAAACAGTCTGGTAAACTTGACAAAAAGATTTATGTCCACTAATCACCCTGTAAAGAGGTTCCTATTATGCCTATGATGAACGATCTTCTAGAAAAGCTACAAGATTCCCCCCCATCTACCGAGCAAGAGCTTATGGATTTGCTTGGTGAAACTGGGTATGATCTTACAATGAAGGAACCTGCCATGGACGAAGATCCCATGGCTGACGAATCTGTGGGTGAGGAGCCTATGGAAATGGCCGAGGAAGAAATGGAGGAAGCCCCCGAGGACATGGGTCCAGAAGAAGGGGCAACTGAAATGGACATCATCAAAGAAATGATGCCTATGGGAGCTATGATGGATACTGCTCCTGAAGGTGTCAACCCGCGCATGATGATGCAGGTGAAGACTAGGAAAGCTGCCAAGAAGGCACTTAAGGAGGGGTAATGAGTGAAGATCTAGAGGCGGGGGCTCCTCCTGCTGAATCAGGTGACGTGGCTCCTGTTGAGGCGGCTGCGGTAGAAGCGGCTCCTACCGATACGGAAGAGTCGGCTCCAGTAGAGTCTACGGAACCAACGGAACCCTCCCTCTCCGTTGAAGACGAAGTGGTTGAAGACGCCCCCGTCTCTTTTTCCTCTGCTGATGATTTTGGTTGGGACGAATGGGCAGGTGACATAGAACAGTTACCTGACGACGTTCGACCTTGGGGGCTCAGCCTAGATAAATATTATCAGTCCCGAATGCAGTCCGCGACTGCGGACATCGATCAGACCCGTGAGATTTATGAAGCTCTTATGGGGGGGAAAGAAGACCCTCGTGTATCGGAGCTTCAACAGTCTCTTACAGACTGGGAAACAAAACATACTAGTTTAAGTGCTCAGCATGAAGCTGCACTTAAAGAGTATGCTGATTATCAAAAAGTTGTAGAAGAAGCTATTCAGCAAGAGGCCCAAGAGTATGCAGATACTTTTGCCGAGACAAATCAAGATCTCTTCGAGAACGAAGAGTTGTCCGAGCCCTTCACTGAACTTCTGGAAGAAGGTTGGATTCTCGAACATGCTGCGGTAGCTGCGCGTCTACCACAACATCTCAGAGATGTAGCACGGCAGGCTAAGAGCGATGGAGTCCCTGACTCCTATGCACTTAAACTGGCTCAGGGTGCGAAGAGTAAACCCGCTAAGCCCCGTCCGGGGGCGGCACTAACGTCTGGGGCTACTACCCCGGCTCGTTCGTCTGAGCAGATTAGTCTGCCATCGAACAAGCCGATGTCCTTGCGTGAGTTCCGTACACAAGTTGCGCGTAACGCCCTATCTAATAAAAGGAGATAATCATGGCGATTTCACCCGATGTGCTGGCGACCGCGCTCAATGAGCTTATGCCGTCGTACAGCGAACTATTTGTAAAGTTCCATCCCTTGATGGAAAAAGTAATGATGAACGGAAACCTATCCCGTGACACATTGAAAGGTCCGAAGCGAGAGTTTGCTGTCGTGACTGACGGTCCCGGTACTGTGACGCAGGTGTCTACAGGTACAGAGATTATTGCTGGTGGTCGTGCTCAAAACGCCGTCCGTGGTAATGTCATTGCACCTCGACTCATCTATGCGTTCGACGTTCCCGGTAAAGACTTGGCTGAGGCTAATGGCGAGATGGACCTCGCACGAATCCTTCAGCACTATCCAGAGTTGGCGCTGTCTGACTTCCATGAGCGGATCTCGAATCAGCTTGGAACAGGTAACGGTAACGGTGTTGGCGGCTTCGCTACACTGAACGGTAACGTAAACTTCACCCCACAAGGTGAACTACGAAGCGGCTTCTTCGAGGCGGCTGCACCAGCTTTGCAGACCAACACAGTCCACGGGCTCGACAAGGCAACTACCAACGGTTGGCATAACCAGTACGAAGACATCACTTCGTTCGCCACCAACGGTCGTAGCCAAATGCGTAAGGCTTACTTCGCTGCTTCTCGTCAAGGCAAGACCTCTGGTCCTGTTGACTTGATGATTGGTGACGAGGCTTCTTACCTCAACTACATCGACGACTTGGACGATCAAGTCCGCGTGGTCAAGGTTGAGGGCGACAAGGCTCCGCCTCTGGTACGTCAAGGTGTCAAGTTCCTCGACGCTGACTTCTTCCTCGACGACTCGATCGACGTGGCTCACGCTAACTTCGCAGGTACTGCGGCAGCAGATGGTATCATCTACGGCCTCAAGACCGCGACTTGGCACTTGTTCACTCTTGGCCATGATGCGGCCCGCGAAACGAAGGGCGACTTTGCTCTCCGTGGACCGTTCCGAATCCCTGACCAAGACATCTTCCGCTACGAGTTGGTGCTCATGATGGGTCTCCATACCACGCAGCTTCGTTCTAACTTCGTCGTCATCGGCGCAGGCACCCCATAAGGAGGATCTCATGGGTTTCACAGCATCTGGTATCACCAAAGATACCGTTACTACTACGCAGCAGGCTCCTCTCGGCTTCATTCTCACCGTTCCTGACGGTGACAACGGGGCACAAGAGTGGGTTTACATCAAGAACACGGACACCGTTGCGCTGCGAGGCGCAGACACGGGTACTCCGAAGTTTGATGTCGCGCAGTTGGCTGATGACT